TACTTTCTCTTATCACACTCTCTTTGAAGGTTTGCCATAGCCCTCCAAGCAACCGCTACCCAGTCTTCTTCAATCATATGCCGCATGAGGCTATCGAGCTCATCCGCAGACTTAGATTTGTCCCACCATATCTTCTCAGGGGTGTTGTGTTGTGCGTTTCCTTTAACACTTTGTTTAGCTACCTCGACCATTGCGTCAGGGAAATACCTAACAAACGCTGTATATACTGGAATATTTTTACGTTCTTGTGCATCACTTGGTAAAGGCATCTTGTTCCTCCTCAGTGCATGTGGTTGTACGACAAACAATTCGCCACATTACATAGTTAAACTTATCTTCATCTTCTTTCTTAAAAGTACCTGTATTTAAAAGCTCATAGATAAGTCTAAGCATATTAGGTATTCCCATATTTCCGTATTGTTTTTTCCATTTATTTATTTGGTATTTAGTTGGTAACGGCATCTTCTGGACTCCACATTGTTATTTGTTTAGTTACTCTGTTATAATTATGAGATTGTAATATGTATGCTAGGCGAGCAGTAAGCAGGGCGTCCTCTTCGGTCATACCAGCTTTCTCGTAAGCTTCTACAACAGTCTTCCAAGTAGCACCGTTTTTGTCGAGTAGCTTCTTTGCTGTTTTTACCCCAATACCTTTTATACCAGTGTATCCGTCAACGGTGTCTCCAGCCAACGTTTGTATCAGATGAAATTCTTTAGATTCTTCCGCTGTAGTGGTTACTTTCTTGCCTGTTAGCTGGTTGTACCATGTGATTGGTAGTGTACCGAAGTCCTTGTCACCGCTGACCGCAATGCGTTGGTTGGGTAGCTCTGTACACATAATACCTATCCAATCGTCAGCCTCCATGTCTTGGGCTTCTATAGATGGGTATTTATCCATTATCCACTGTTTAATTACACCCATACACATAGGCTTGCGTTTATCCTTTCGAGCCGCTTTGTAAGCTGGAAATAATCTGTACCTAAAGTTGGTCTTAGGAGAGAAGACTATGTACGGGTCAGCGTCTTTCAGTTTTCTAGATAGACCTGTAATAAACCTGTCTACCTCGTGTTTTAGCTCCGACTCGTTGGTGTGTAGAGTCCACAAGTCCTCTGTCCACTTAGTCTCTACTTCACAACAATAGCATACTTTGTATAAAAGCATGTCTCCATCTATAACCATTTGCATTAGTGGGTTTCCTTCCAATTTGCGCCCACGTTGTATTCACCGTCGAGCGGACATTTAAAGTTAAGGGTTTCCCCAGCCATCTTGATTGCCAATACAAACTCCTTACCTAATATGTCGGCATCATCTACCTCACACGAGAACTGAACTTCGTCGTGTACGTTGGCGTGCATCTCATAAGGACGAGACGCAATGTCAACAAACTCAATAAGAGCTTGCTTCATAATTACTGCACCTGCTGATTGAAGTAGTAGGTTAAGTGCTGAGTGCGGCGAGCGTGCGGGTAGTTCCCGTCCATCAATCCCACGCAGGTAACCCAACGCTTTTACTTTAGTTTCTACCGCATCACATAGACGCTTGTAAGCGGGTAGTTTACGTGTGAAGTTTTCTTTTAAACTTTTACCTTCACGGGACGAACCACCGACAATACTACCAATCTTCTTGTCCCCAGCTCCGTACAGCGTCGCGTAGATAAACGTCTTAGCCATATCACGGGTAGGTAATCCTGCCGCTTTTTGATTAACTGTATGAATGTCATCTTCAATAATCTTCTTACCATACGCCCCTTCATCCCACGCGTGCATATAGTGAGCTAAACAGCGAAGCTCTAACCCACTAGCATCACAACCAACAAGAACTTTACCTTCAGGGGCTTTGAACAGTGCCCGACACTCACCGCCATACGGAGCTCGTGTGGCTGGTACTTGTGCTAGGTTGGGGCTCTGGTGACTACAACGACCGCTGACGGTTCCATTCGTATTTACTTTGCCATGTATTCGTCCGTTTTTAACGGCTTTTACCCAGCCTTGTTTACCGTCAACAAGTTGTCCGAGTCTTTTACTAATCGTCAGAAACTCACACAATATAAGTGATTGTTCAGTTCCTATATCTTTTAACACAGACTCATTAATTGCAGGTCGCTTCCCTTCATAAGCACTAGGCTTCCATCCTGCCTCCATAAGCCGTTCTGCAATCTGGTCGCGGCTATTAGGATTGAATGGAATGGTCTTTGTCTTTGGTTCGCCTTTCGTAACAACGTTATAACCAGATTCACGTGCTTCCTTCTTAGTCTTCCAAACACGACCATCAAGAGTACGCCAGTTAAAAGACTTCATCGTTTCAATCCGAGGAGGAAATGTTTCCTGTAGTTTGTCTTGTATCTCAGCTCTACGGATTGTCAATGTACGCATTAATGCTTCCGCACCCTCTTCATCAAATGGAAACCCGTTAAACTCTTGGTCACGAAGAATCTTTGCAAACCGATGTTCAATCGTAAGCATCTTCGGATGCGGCTTTTTGTTCATCAGTTTGAAATATAGTTCCATTGTAACCATAACGTCTTGAGCGCAGTAGTCTTCCATAGCTTCAGACCATTCAGACCAATCAGTATCTTCACCAAAGTCGCCTTTGTACTTACCTATACGAGTACCCCAAGCCTTCAAACTGTGTGAACCTATGAGCTTGGTATCAAACCCGTCACGTTGAAAGTCTTGCGTACGTACATCTGGATAAATACACCGAGCCATTATTAAGGTGTCCATCATATTGTGATGCTCGAAACCATACAGCTTCTTAAGGGCAGGGAAGTCGAAACTTATGCCGTTGTGCGCCACAATTAAGTCACACTCTTTGGCGTGTTCTAACCCTTTATGAACATCGTCCTTCTGTGAATTATACCTGTGTACTTGTTGGTCTTGTGTGTCATACAAACAAAGGCAGTGTACCGTCTCTAAGTCACTCAGTTGTGACCAATCTTGTATACCGTTTGTCTCAATGTCAATTACTCCGATTCGCATTGTGTGTGTTTATCTCCCTTTAATATAAGGTCTACTATAGCCAGTAGAACCCCTACTGATGTGTTATTATCCCCACCCACTCGTTCAGCATTAGTGCCTTTGAGGGGTTCTATAATATCTCTTAGGTCTTGCGTGTCAATAAGTATGTAGGTTTTACCTACACAAAAACACCACACGTCAGCTTCCGTACGGTCAATACCGCTCTTCTTTCCCCGTGACATAAACTCAATAAATAAGTTTCCTGTCTTCAATGCTTTAAGGTCGTTTTTAACTTCAATCGTCTTGTTCTCGATGATGTCCGCTAAAGCTTTTTCAGCTACTTGCCCGACCTCTAAGTCGTGTCGAAAGTTTGAGCAGTAATCCATAAGTATTAGAAACCGTGGGCTTCGTCCTCCTCTATAATGTTATTACATTCGGTAAGCCGCCCTGTGTTGTTGTTATACTCAACTTGACAAGCAACACCTGTCTCACCTGAGAACCTATTCTTCAGCACACGTACGGTTGTTCTGTTAGCGGAATCTTCGCTCTGTTGGTTTCGCTCTAAGCCACAACAAATATCACTTAGTTGGGCAATACCAGCGGAACCACGAAGTTGACTCAAATGTGTACGTCCACCATCTTCGTGTCCAACACCGTGAGGTCGTTTAAGGTGACTTACTAATATAAGTCCCACTTTTGTTTCTTCGACTAAAGCACGTAGCTTGGTCATTATGTTATCAATCATGCGGCGTTCATCGCCGTCGCCGAGCGCACTTACAATAATACTAAGGTGGTCAATCACCAAGTATTCAACATCTAACGCCTTTGCCATATAACGAACATGGTTAAGTAGATTGTCACTCTCCATAGAACCCCAATGGTCATACAAAAAGAATTTACCGCTACCCACTGTCGAGGTGTAAGCTTCCTTGTATGCCTCATCTACAGCAATAGGCTCTAGGTGAAGTAACTTATCCATCGCTAATCCAATAATAGAATTAGCAGTACGCTCGATGGACTCTTCAAGTGCAATGTAACCTACCTTCTTATCTGTAGTAGTTAAGATGTGGTAGGCAATCTCTTTACAAACTTGAGACTTACCAACACCGGAGCCAGCACAGAAGGTAGCTATTTCACCTTTACGTAATCCGTGTGTCTTTTGGTTCAATCCCTCGAAAGGGTATGGCACTGTTTCAAATGCTTTTGTTGTAGTCAGTCTTTCATATAACTCAGAGCCGCATATAATATCATCCGGTCGCCAGACTTTAGCATCCCAAAACGCGGCTACTAAATCTTTACAACGATTGTTCAACAACATCTCATTCGGGTCTTTCAACGGTAACTTTGCTACCTTGACTTTACCAATGGGAAGAATATGGGAACAAGCTTCGACTGCCTCTTGACCTACCTTGTCCATATCAAACATAAGAACAACTTCCTCAAAAGAGTTAAGCCAGTTGATATGTTTCTTGAATATGTTCCGAGCGTTCTGTGCGCCCGAAGGCAAGGATACTACAGGGTACTTGTTGTCCCCAACTACTTGAGCCACTGTAAGACAATCAATCTCTCCTTCAACAATCGTGAGTTTGCGCCCACCGTTAGGAAAAAGATGTTGTCCGTAAAAGTATTGAGGGTTCCCAATACATTTGAATGTCTTATCTGCAAAGCGTAACTTCTGGGCTACGACTTCCCTGTCCATGTTATAGAACGTAGCAACATGGCAAGGCTTTCCATCAACGCTCCCAACACGGTAATCATACTTTTTACAAGCTTCTTCATTTATCTTCCTAGCAGTTATGGGCAGACAAGCTCCCCGAATGAACCCCGATACAGGGCTTTTCTGAATTGTTGTTTTATCTCGTGCGTTAGGTGTAAATACCCCACAACTAAAACACTTACTTGAACCGTCTGAATTTACTGCCAGAGCATCGGTTGACCCACAGTCGGGGCAGGGTTGATGCGTCTTTACAAAATCCAACTCTTCGGTATGTTTCTGTGACACCACTTAAAACCTTTCTTGTCGCACCACTGTGCGTACGTTGTCTTACTCCTCTTACTCAACCTGTTGTGTGCGTTCATAAAGACAAATCGAATGTCTAAATCAGGATGAGACTCTCTTACTCTCAAGTGCTTCGTTCTGTCCGCTCCTACCCAGTAGCCCTTTACTTCCAGAATTACCCCATTTGGGAGTATAAAGTCGGGCTTGTACTTTCGCTCCACCGTGTAGGGAAGAGAAAGGGTTTCGTAGGAGAAGTCACAACCCGCGTTTTCTAAACAAGTTGCAACCATCTCCTCAAAACCAGAGCGGTACGGACTAGAAGTTGATGGCTTCAGGGTTGTCATCCTCTACAATCACAGATTCAAAACTTTCCCCTTGAGTGAAACCAGACTCCTTACCGAACCCATGCCCACCTGCGTCGTACTCAACAAGCTCAAGAATTTGAGCGGCTTTTAGACGAAGCGTGTAACCGAACCCTTGGCTTGGTACAAACCAGAAGTAAGGTTGAACTGACATACGAATTTTACTTCCCGAACCAATGTTAATATCTCCGGTAATCGGTTTTACATCAGCGTCATATAGAGCAACTTTAAAGTCTAATACTTCTCCAGACTTCGTAGTCGTTCTAGCAACTTGCTTGGCATTAATTTCGTATTCGCCATCAACATTAATTTTCACAGGTTCATTTGCCTTTGGAAGTTTGTCCTTCCCCTTGGCAATACAGTGTTTACTGTACTCCTGCTCAATCAACGGTTGTAGCTGAGCGCGAAACGAGTTGTAGTCTTCCTCAGACACCATAATCTTACAGCTATAAACGCCGTCTGGATTAAACTTAGTGTCTGGGGTGGTAAGCTTTGGATAAAAAGCTTGTCCGATTGGTGTTGCGATGGTGTTAGCCATTTATTACTCCTTGTTGTTTATCTTCTCGCACATCACGAGAAAAAGTATTTACTCTCGACCACTGTGTTCGTGTCGAAGTTGCCGTACTCTGGTATGTCTGGTAAATCAATGTCCGTATGAGACTGAAGCAAACCCTCTCGAAATTGATTCAACAGGTCAACGCTAAAAATCAACTTTGTTTGGTTGCGTAATATTTTCCCAAACAACTCACACTTGTTTGAGTGCGTTCCAAAGCTGTCATGTATCATGGCGAAATCGTAGATACCTTGCTTGTTTGCTTCGACTACACTTTTTGTAAGTAACGTACTGTCAAGGGAATGCACAAAATTAGGGGATATTGCATTTCGTTGCGAACGTTTACACAATCGGTCTACTTCGCCTCGGTAGTGCACCCATGTCGCCTTACCGCTAATTTTTGTTTTAACATCGGTGTGTCTAAAGCCTTTGTAATGTTGTAATACAGGAAAACCAGAAGGCGTTACCCACGAAATAGGGTAGGACTTGTCGGACATAATGTTGGCTACTTCTTTTAGCCAGTTCATGCATTGTGTTGGTTTATCTAAAAATTCAATTATTGAGTCCCACACTAATCGAGCAAGGTAGCCTGTAACTTGGTACCTCGCATCTTCACTAAAAGGATTTTCGCGGCGTTCTTTACGCACACAATCTTGATACCATTCATCTACATAAGCCCTACAAGAATAAAAGGTGCCGGAGTACGGGAACACCATACACGGGCGTTTGGTTAATTTACGATTGATACCAAAAGCAAGCCATTGAGCGGCAACCTCATCACCTGCTTTTACATCACCTTCTAATTTTGTAATAACAACTTTGGCGATTTCCCCGTAAATATCTTCGGGCTTTTCGGTGGGCATGACGTTGGTACTATGGGCACCTTCTTCGT